TCTGAATTCCTCCAGCGAACCTTTCTAGCTAGGTACAGGTGGTATGATGACGAGCGCGTTGTCATTGACGAACCGGACAAGCATTATTTTGTGTACCTTCCATTATTGCAGAAGTTGCAAGAGAAGATACCCTCAGTGTTGTTGGATGTTCACACTGTGAATGCTGTTACGGCTCTAGCGGTTAACCAATGCAAGGCATTGAAGATGTTTGATTGTTTGCGGGACTCAACTGTCAGGTATTTTCTTGATAGGTCTCACAGATTCCATGTTCAATTGTCAAATTCGTTGGTAATTGCTCGAAAAGCCACCAAGAACGGCGCGTTTGTTGGCATTTGTGACAACGCCCAATACGCCACTGTACCTCAGTTAGCTGGTCGTCAGGATGTTATGAACCCACTGACGGTCGTTAACGCAGTTAGGGCCGATAACGATTATCTGTTACGAAAGGATTTCGTTATTAGGAACGTTCACCGTTACAATCATGACCAGGCACTACATGAACACATACCTGGTGAGTACAACTTTGTCGAGGATGGACAGAGGGGTAGCAAAGCACAGTTAGTGGAATTCGTCGGTTGGCGTCACCCAATCGACGGAAAAGTGCGTCACATAACTCGGATGTGTGACTTACACTGTAACACCACAACACAGTTTGCTGAGACAGGTAGTGTTTACATGGCCGCATTGAAACGTTTGATCGGGTGCGATGAGGATGAGGAAACTTATCGTGCTAATAATTTCGTAGCCGCCACTATGCTCAAAAGGGCGCATTCGAGCAATACTAGTGAGGCAAAGAATATCAGGGATTCAAAGGTCTATGCTCGTTTAACGATGGACACGTGGAAACGTGCTCATGATGATCATGATTTCCTGATGGAGTTGAATCGTTCGTACACCGATGCCAACGATGAGCTTCACATACACGAAGGCGTGATGTGTAGTTTGTCAAACTTTATCAAGGATAAAGTGAGTGTTGGTAGGATGCAGAATCTTATTGACACAGTGTACACAGGGGCTCATTGGGCGTATCATGGTGCGTGGAAAGCATTCATCACCAGATTGCCTAAGTTCATACGCAGGCATTGGGTTGCGGAAATCATCCATAGCAAGCGTGAGCTTAGGAGACGATACGTTAATGGCAAGAAATGGAGTCCAGACTCGGATATATTTGTCCGGTTGTTGAAGGCACAAATTAAGCGTGAGACCGCGAAGGCTGGTAAAGACCCACGTTTGTTTGTAACCTATGACGCCGGGTGCATGTATGCGAATGACATACCAGTGTATTACAAGCACTGTATGCATGGACAACACTACTTCGAGGTCCGAACTGAAAAGGGCCATTTTACGTGTAGTGTAACCATTTTTGCCATCCCGAGCAGTCCGGAGTTGGTTGAGATTTTCGACCGTTTATATAAGGCTAGAGGAACCGATCACCACATGGAATGCGTAATTTTCAGTGATGACCAAGTTGTGTTTTTCGAGGGTCGTATGTACGAGGTTGATGTGTCATCAAATGACTCCAGACAGGGTCTCTGCACCTTTTACGCTACGTATCTCGCGTTGCGTGAATTTTGTGGAGAGGAAGCTGAGGGTTTAATGGAACAGTGTATGTTGCCTATTCGAGCGACAAACCCAGCACATCCGGAAGAGTTTTTTGATATACAATTTTCTTGTCCGTTTGAGGGTTCTGGTAGTGTTTTAACGACGGTGTTGAATCACACAGGTAGCTTGATTAATTTGTTGTATACATTACATGTGTGGGCTTATGGCTATGGAGCCAAGCTAGACATGGTTGAGTACGAGACACATTGTATACGCAAAGGTGCACTGTTGAATGGCCACAAGGTTACTGTCAAGTATTGTGAAATGTTTGAGCAAGTGACGTTTCTCAAACATTATGGCACTATGACACCTGACGGTATGATTGTTTCCCTCTGCTTCGGGTCGGTGCTCAAGAATTTCGGTGCTGTTAAC